TATTTCTTTAAAGAAAAATTCAAGTTCTGAATTATGGTGGAAAAAAAGATCAGCATGTTCTCCGTCTAGTCCTTCGGGATGAACATATTTTGACATATTATTGTAAAATGCAGTTTTGAATTGATCGTGTGTCTGGCTTTCAAAATCACATATCAATGTGGGGAACCAACCTTGAGCGTTCATTAAGTACCTACTTTATAAAGTGTTTATAATGTTTATCCCAGTAGATTTGTTTTAATTCTTTTTCCTGGCCAAAGGCTTCCTTTTCCCAAGGTGTTTTACGATATGCTAAACGTCTACAATCATACGGACCACGTTGGCCTCGCCAAATAAGGTTACGTTGATTTATTTCGCCCCTAATAAATTGTTTAGCATGTATGAGTTCGTGTGCTAATGTTTCTATTAGCTGGTCTCGACGTGTTCGTCGCTTTCTGTTTTTCTTGCCTTTAACAGCCCTAGCTAATTCTATTGTGACTTCGGATCTGGTCCCATAACACCATCCCCAATCTCCGTCTAAATAATCGACTACTTTAATTGTAATAGGTACTGTACGCTTTATTCTGTCCTTAAAAAAATGATACAGAATGTCCTTAGCGTACCGTTTTAAGTAGCGTTTGTGTTCCACCTTACCAACGATTGTTACTTCAAACATCACGCTCTCCTGTAAGTGTACTTTTGGGTCTGTACTAATATTTATCAGGTTTTAAATGACTCGCTACCTACTTTGTTTGTTACCATATATTGCCAGTTACACACGGAACCTACTTTTTTGCCTCTAATACGTGAAAACTCGTTATTTTGCCAATTTGCTTCTTGACTGGAAAGATCAATACTGTTATGTAGAAGATCAATGTATTTTAGCGTGTTTTCGTTGCAAAATTCATGTAGATATTTTAAAGCATACAATCCATGCATTTTAATGGTAGGATGCTGGTCTGTGCCTACATCATTAAATGTATAGAAGTCATTATCATTGAAGTTTTTCCTTGACCACTCTAACAAAGGTATATCAACATTAAACATAGCTTTAATTTGTTCAAAGTACGGAGTAATAAAACTGTGATTTGTAATATCTAATGGTTTAGTTTCTTCTGTGTTTTGAAAACTAATACCTGGCAAAAACTTATAAGCAACTTTTTTAGTGTCAAGTAATTGTTTAACAGATTTCATTGCAAGCCACATATTCATATAGCTTTGTTCCGGAGACCAAAATTGTCGTCGCCATTGTTCTGTATAAAGTGCCTCATTAGAAGGTTGATATATAAAGCCACGTGGTTGCCAACGTAACTGATCATCATGAGTATCTGCAATAAATGAATCATTTCTAAAAGGATTAGTAAACATAACAAGCACAGTATCATCTTCGGTAAAATCAAAAATACTGTTAGCTTCGTAAATAGTATGCTGGATAAACTGATTACCCATTCCCATTACACCAAAATTATAATAATCATCGAAGTTGGTGCCGATTAAATCAGCCCAAGTAGGCCATGAATAATATGTTAAACTACAACCAAATGCAAAAAGTCTTTTCATATAACTATTTAATAGTTACAGATATTAAAGTCAAAAGAAAAGGCACGTTGCCGTGCCTTTTCAAACCTTTTGTTATTAGGAGAACTAAGGTTTAGTAGGTCTTAGAGACCCTGTGCGAGCGCACGATAACCGGCAGCAACAACTGCGCGGCTTGGTGTACCTAGACGATAGAAAGTCTTAGTACGACCCTTTGTATCAGTATGCTGGTTTGCATAGATTGCGAAACCCTTCATACGAAGTGCTGATACAGTTGAACGAGCATTACCTACACCAAACTGGCTTTCAATCTGAGCGGCGGTAAGACCACGTGAGTTAGCACGAAGTGCTTCGAGAACACGGTTCTCTTTAGTTACAGTATTTGTATTAGACATGTTATTGTCACCTCTTTTTAAAGTTATGTGCAGTCTGTTAGTCTGCAACATATATACATTATACACTAATGCAAGACAAAGTCAAGTCTTTTTTTAAATTATTTTGAAGAAATTTTGGAGAGCAATAATGCTTCGTCGAGTTTATCCAAAACGTGCTGTAGTGCAATTGTTTCCTGATTGGAACCTGCTGTAATACACTGCTTTTGAATTGCCGCGCAACGATCAACAATAGATGTTAGAAGGTTGGTGTCAGTTGGTCCAAATGAAGGACACCAATTTGAGTTGTTTAAATTAGCAAAACTAATTGTATCCTCATCGAACAAAGGCGGTATCCATTTATCAAAACCTGACATAGTAACTGACATACTATTTAGATTATAAGAGGGAGTGAAAGAACTCGAAAAGTCATTAATCTTTTGAGTCCTTTCCTTTGTAACACTACTCTTACGTTCTTTTGTAGGAAACTCTACAATGTTATCATTGTCGTTCATAGATAGTCTTTCCAGCTTGGATGGCGCATATCAAAAGGTAGAGTCTTACGAATATTGGCTAATTCGTAATAACTAGGCTTGTACGGCTCACGCATAGGTTTCATATGCATATCACTACCTTTTTTACTGTTGCAAGGACCGCATGCCGCGACAATGTTTCCCCAACATGTCTTACCGCCTCGGCTAATTGGTAACACGTGATCCATTGTTACTGTGTTTGTACCAACATGAGTTTCGCAATATTGGCATGTGAAGCGGTCACGTAGAGTAACATTGTACTTGCTGAAACGTGGGTACTTTTTATTCTTTACATAATCCTTAACCATCATAACTGCGGGCACACGAGTTTCCCAACTTGGACTGCGAACAATCCAGTCGTCATACCATTCGAGTACATGAACTCTGTCGAGCCACATATACTTGATAGCTTCTTGCCAGCCGACTGCGCTCAGCGGAAGAATGCTGATTGGCTGTGCGTCTTTGTTTAAAACCAATGTGTCCATAATAACTTAAATGCTTTCTACATACCTTTTTATACTGTTTCCGTTTAATCTAAACCAGGCCGCATCCTCTTCGCTGTAGAATACGATATAATTACTCCTAGTACCTAAATAATAAGGCCAACGCATGGATTTGTCAAGAGTTACGAAGACAAAATTATTAATTTCATCTTGAATGGGATACTTATAAAAGTCGAAATGTTTGGATAGAACTTTGTTACCAAAATTCGTTAGACGAAGACCTTCAGGGCTTCCAGAAACTACGCGATAATTTGCAAAAACAGTTCTGAAGATTTCGTCCTTTGAGTAATTTGTAGGAAATAGATTGTTTGTTTGTAAAGAGTCTAATACATCTTTTTCAATTTTAGCTAACAGTTGTTCATGAAAACTAACTTGTGTTGCCATAAATCTAGCCTCATAGATATTTATTATTCTTTGTGCGTTAGAGCTAAAATATCCTGTTCATTGACAGCTTCACCATGGGTCATACGCACCACAACAAACTCTTTAGTTTGAAAAATTTTGTTTAACCTTTCAGCTAAATTAAATGCATGTCCTGGATTGCTAAAACTTACTTTTTTATATTTAGGTCCTGGGTAATTAACCAAAGTATGTATAATACGTAAGTTAATAGGTTTACCTAAATAAAACACGCTGTAAATAGCATCGGCAACAAGAACCTGCTCAGCTTTATAGGTAGTTTTATTCAATGCTTCTAGCAGCACTTCTGGCTTTGGTCTACTCATATGTGTGTCTCCTTACACATATTTATCATTTTAAGCCAATTAAAGTATCTGTTAATTAAAGCAAGTGTGCAAGCTCTAACTTAGTTTGTATTAGATCAGTTTGATCTTCAAACGTTATTATTAGTGTTTGATCTTTATACCAATCTGTCCTATGGTAGTCCATATTCTTATGTGGTTTAAAAGTCCAGCCCCATCTACGATTTTCCGTTATTCGATCAATCATACCAATAACATGCATAGGAAGTGCATTAGTATTAGTATGCCATTGATATCTAAATATTGCGTTATACCCGCATCCTTCGCGCGAACTCGATTTAGTCTGCATCGCTAAAACTGCCGCCGTCTACGTCGAGCCCAATTTTATCAAATCTTGGTACAGTGGGTTTGGGTTGTTCTTTAGGTAGCGCATTTAAAACACCAAGTAAAAACAAAACATCGAATGTTGCACTCTTTGTCTTAGATTTAGCAAGATTTTGCAAGTGCAAAATTAACTTTTCACGCTCTGTCATTCTTTCGCTTTTTCTTGTTTAATTCTTTTAGACGCTGACGCATTTCTATTTCTGTTTTATATGGGCCTTCGTATCCATATCTGAGCAGTGTTGCTAGTTTTGGACCGTGAGACTTTTTCCAACCTTTTTCAAACTGAATGCAATAATATCCGGCTGCATAGTAAATTCCTTTACCTTCTACTTTTGCATAGATAGGCAAGTCATCTCGGAAATCTGGGTGAGTAGAGTCAATAATAATAGGATTTTCGTGATCTACTTCAAAACCTTTAATAAAAATCTTTTCAGAGGTCTGAGTAGGTACATTAACAATTTCGGTGAATAGTTTTAAATTTCCAAAATGTTCAACTACTGCATCCTGGTCGTTAAATTTTACTAATTCTTTACCGGTGATGTATGTGTAATGTTCTTGTACATCTTTGTTAAGAATGCCTAGTTTGCTAGGCCCTTGGTGTACTAACCATGCTACATCTGATATTTGTTGTAGAACTGCTTTTTCGTGTGTCATAATGTTATCCATGTGTTGTTCTGCGATATTATTTATCACAGAGAAAATTCAACTCTTTTTACGTTAGCTAGTACAAAACTGCGCCAGCCATTTGCGTTCAAATCCCAAACACTAATAGTGTTATCGTTACGTTTTTTAGGTGTTTCGCCTTCAGCTAACACTTTAGGTCGCGATTCAATAGGAATATCAACCTCTTTTAACGTGCAAGTCATTACACGTTCTTCACCATCCTTTTTGGTAAATGTTACAGTCATAGGACCCATGTGTAGCATATCTCGTAACCAAGTTTTTCCTTGCTCGGTATCAAACGGGTGCTCTTCTTTAGTAATTACATTCATTTCATTTCATCCAGTATAATTAAATCAATTTGTTTTCCAACAATTTTGTTAGTTACTTCTTCTCTTTCTGTGCTTACCCATGGAGGCAATTTTGATCCTGGTGCGGCAAACGGTCTGCGATAAACTATATCACCGTTGCGTTCAAATATCCAAGCATAGTCAGGCTCGCCGTGTTCTAAAATCCAAAACGCTTTTTCAGTTTCGGTCCATTTAGTTACGTCTGAATGCATTCTAACATCCAGCTATATAAATTATTATAAATTTTTTTTCTACCTTCCCAGTAAACACTCATATTATGTCTTCTAGATTGCATAGTCTTTTCATAGATATCTTCTAACAGTGACTGACTTGAAGTTATCTCCTCAACCACACTTAAAAATGAATCAAATCTATCTACATCGTTGGGTATATTATCATAATCAGCTGGATAGTTAGTAAAGTCAAACCCATATCGTCCTAAATATGATGTAAGTGCTCGGGATGCATACCAACAAAAAAATCTTCCTGTGGCTAGAGGCTTTGCTGTTTTTTCAGTGAGAAAATTGTGATCGTTTTTTACAAAAGTTTCGGTAACAATATCAAAATGAGTATTTGTATATATTCTTTCTGGAACGACATGAGATATAATACATTGTTGATTTTCTCTTTTCACTTGATTCATAGTATTGAGTTTTTCAACTTCAACATTTTGATTAATTAAGTTATGCTGTATATCTTCATCGTCTAAAAATGTTGAAGAATCGTTTTTAAATTGAGGATGTCCTAAGTAAGAGGAATAAATTTTATTATTGTCTTTTAGATATTTAAAACTTAGTGTTCGATAAGATTTTTTAGATCCTAACATTAAATTAAATACGTAAGGTTTTTCTCTATAAATTATATCCGGTCGAAAAGTAGATGGTACAAACAATGGGGATTTATAGAACCACGGAGAGTAAAAAGATTTACTATCTAGAGGTTTTACAGAAAGTGTATTGTCCTCAGAAAATAAAATATAGTAAACATTATACTTATTAAGCAATGTAAAAACATCATTTATATCTATATTAGAAAATTTACCAAAAATTTCTTCGCTTAGAAAAAAACATATATCTTGACGTTCGACAAAAGATTTTAGATTGTCTAACATACTTTCATCGTTATTTAACCACCACCAATTTATAATACCAACTCTTTTCAAAGGGTCGATATTTTGACATGACAGTTGACCAAGGGTTTGTGTAATAGCTGAATAAGGGTCGCCGTAGTGTTCGACTATCATGCATCTACCATTTTAGAATCAGTTATTCCTTTACCCAGTATTTCTGCAAACTCGGTCGGATTCTCACTAAGTCGTTGCATATTCCACTTCGAACAAAACTTCATAAAGTGAATACCGACTTGCCCTACATGAGGTTTATTAACGGCATCGCGTATAATAGTTCGACATGCTTCTTTAACGTCATCGGGTTGTGCAGTAAGATCAATGAGTATGCGATTACGGTCATAGTCATCGCGCACACGATGCTCTACATCCTCATGGTCAACCCAACGCTGTAGCATGAAGTTGTTGAAATTATATCCGCCACGTTCACGGTCTTCAAACGCTTCTGTAATACCAGTCTTGTTCTTAGTACCCTTTAGTCGTGCACCAGGAAACGCACTAAAGACGTTATCTGTAGGATCACCGCGTACACATTTCTCAAACAAAATAAACGCAGGGTCACCTACACTCTTAGGCTTGCCAGTCTTTTTATCAATCACAGCTTTACCAGTTTTAGCATTTGTGACACCTTCTAACGCAACAATCTCATCTGTAGTACCGTTATACTGTTTTACGTTATGTGCCAATAACTGGTAAAAATCACTGTCTGTGCTGACAATAATATGGTTATCATCTGGATGTGTTTGTATCCATGTAGCAATAAGATCATCGGCTTCTGCGTTAGGGCAACGAATAACACTACAATTAGTCTTATCGTTAAAGTATTTAACAATGTCTTCGTATGCTTCAAAGAACAATGCATCGTCTTCAATTTCTCTAGGACTACGTTTATCTGCAATTACTTTACGGTTAGCTTTATACTGCGGATAAAAGTCCTTACGCCAGCTACGACCTTCGAGGCAGAACACGACGTGATCTCCGTTAAAGTCTCGCCAAGCCTTCTTAACACTATTAAACATAATATGCATCGCCATGCCTACACGCATGTCAATGTCCTTGCCGCCGCCTACATGCTTGGCACGGAAAAACATATTAAGTGTATCAACTAGAATATAATTAGCCATTTATCTCACCATTTAAAATATCATCTAACGGACTTGAAGTTAACTTAGTAGTTCTTGCCTTTTCTAAGTCTCTCTCTATGTCTATTTTAAGATACTTTCGATAATTTGTCAAGATATAATCTATCTCCGGAGAACTTAAATCGGAGATATGTTTATCAATAATTGGTTGCACCTCTGCCATGAGGTGTGCCAATTTAATCTTGGCTCTTTCTTGTGTACTGGACATCTTCTCGAGCCGCCTCTTCCAATCCAAAATCTAAATCTGCTTTTTCTTGCAGTAGTACAGTTTTGCATACACCGTTGAACCATTTGTTAACGATTTCTTCATCACTCATACCTTCAATGCCTGCTTCTTGTAGCATAACAATAAATTCTTCGTTCCAATCGAGTTCAAAGAATCCTTGAGTAACATTAGTTGGATTTACACCCATTTTAACTACATTGACCCAAGGTTCTTTTTTAATTGTTGCAACTGCTTTATCATAAGCATCTTGACTAATTTCTTCATGTTTGAGCTTAACTGCTAATTTAGCAATTTCTTTTTCTTCAGGTGTAGTAGCATTAATTTCTGCTAGTTTTTCCTCAAGTTCTTGCCCTTCGTGATAATATTCAGCTTCGGCAATTTCTCTAGTTTTTCCTTTTAGCCCCCAACTAGCAGGTAGCATCCAAAATGGTATTTTCATTTTTATGATTCCTCTATATCCCAAACAACAGATTTATCTGCTGTTCTTTCTTTTTTATCAAACACAAAAAGTTGCAATGTAAATCTTACATCATCCTTAACTTTTCGAACTTCGTGACTTGCACCCCTAATAAAATTTTCATAACATGCAATTACTGCATTGTTAACTTTAGGAGTAACAACATGCTCGTTATTGCTTTCGTCCCACCAAACAAACTCTCCGCCAACCGGCGCTGACAAAAATACTGTTAAGCTAAAAATACAATGGTCTGTATGCTTAGGTATATATCCGCCTATAGGTAATTTTTGAACTGCAATATCGCAATCTTTTAACCAACTTTTTTTATAGCATGGTAATATAGAATTATTATATAATTCATTGATAATTTCTAATCTATCTTTACCTAAAATATCGCATGTAAAACATTCTGGCGCTGTATTATTATTTGTTGCTTCCGAAGGCCATACATTGTAGCTACTTTTATCACCTGGTAGCAATTTGGCGTAAGACTCTATTATAGTAAGAGTATTACTAGAAAATAAATTTTCAAAAACTTTATATTGTTTATTTTCCAATTGCATTACCATAAATGTGTACATGTACACGACTTGTATAGTTATACCCACGCTGTATTGCTTCGTCTGCAATCATGGCTTCTGTAATTTTGAGGCCTTCTAACGTACCACCAACACCCATAATCCATACTGGAAAATTACAGCCAGCATCACGAAATAGTTTCGTATTTTCTTCTACTTCCCGCCAGCTCTCCTTGCTGCCATTTACAACAAACTTTAATTGTCCGTGCTTTGATACACGATCATATGAGGCAAGAACATCTGGCTTGATAGCCCTGTTGTGCTTTTCGCCTGCTGTACTCCAGAGTTTAGGACTTACGCTCCAGTACCAATCTCCACCATACTTCCAAAAGTATTCAGTGATAAACTGTTCTAATTCAGGTGTAAGTGGTTGTGTGCCATTAGTTTCAACTGTGATATTCTTAGGCATGTTAAGTCTACGACCAAACTCATTGAGAATAGCAATCATGCCTTCCTGAGACTTCTTAAGCATAGGCTCGCCACCAGTAAACACCATATGCGCCCATTGAGAACTCTTAGGATGTTGAAAGGTCCCGTTTGGTAATAGTGCTGTTAGGTTATCAACCGTTTCTTCGACACTACGCTCTGTAATAAGGTGGCTGTAGCGTTTACTCCAGGTATAACTGCTATCGCATCCCTTTTCAAAAACAGGCAAATCCTCAACACGTTTGATATTACTAATATCAACTGTTTCAAACGGCAATTCATATGTATCAGGATTTGTTGGATCGCATTGACCAAATCCGTTACACTGTAAATTGCAAAGGAAAAATCTTAGCCAAAGACTAGGAATACCTACATATTTTCCTTCGCCTTGAGCACTATAGAATAGTTCGCTGTATTTAATTGGTTTTTGCATGTTTCATTTGTCTCATTAAAGATTGATGATCTAACTGTTCAAGAATATGTGTAATGTTAGATGAATCGATGTTACCATATGAATCTCTAAAAGCATCTAATACAACACTATGCATACTCATAGGATCATTATCTGTACTATCCTTCAAATCTAGGACTGCTTCGATAATAATCAAGTTTAAAGAATAAGTAAACAGTTCTTGCAAACAGTCAGCTTCAAAAAATATACGACCATAATTTAATATACTGAAATACATTTTATCATTAATTTCAGTTGTTTCAATGCCGTAAATATCGGAGCCGTTGGGATCAGCAGTACAATTTAACTTAATTACAAATGGTGTTTTGTCTGTTAGATCAACATATGTGTCGAGGCATTCAAACACTTCGTCATCAGTAACTAAAAATCTATTCTTAATCCAATCAATAGATTTATGATCAGCTACTGAATCGCATACTTCTGATATAGGTACGTTATTTCTATCAATAACGTGGATGTTATGTGGTCCTTTAGTTTTAATCATAACTTACCTTGGCGCAAATTCTTGTTGTAGTTTAATGTTGTCAAAGAACTCTTTCTTTGCGCCGGGATCTTCTTTGAAGGAACCTTTAAGCACAGTAGTCTGTGTTAAACTACTGTGTGCCATAATACCTCGGTTCTCACAACAACCGTGTGTTGCTTGAATATATACACCTAAGTTTTTTGCTCCGGTGGCCTTTTCGATTTCCCTAGCAATGTCATTAGCAAGTTCCTCCTGGAGAGTTCCACGTCTAGCGCACCACTGGGCGATACGGGTGTACTTGCTGAGGCCGATAAGTTTCTCGGCAGCAATAATGCCAATATAAGCAACGCCACTAACGGGTTGGTGATGATGGCTACACATACTGCGAAGCTCACTGCGAACAACAAGCATACCTTCGTAACGGTCCGCCGAGTCATTTGGAAACGCTGTTGCGTCTGGTGCTGGTTCATATCTTCCTGCCATTATTTCATTAAAGTACATTTTAGCTAATCGACGAGCAGTACCCTTACTGTTAGGATCGGTATCACGGTCAATAAGTAATCGATCTAATACTAACTCGAAAGCTTCAGTAGCTTCGTCAATTAGTTTATGCTTAATATCTTCTGTAACATAATCTGAGACATTGTCACCTGCCCAGAATCGTTTGTTATCGCGCCTCATTTTAAAGCGAATAGCATCTGCTAGATAGCCTTCTTCGTAATTTTTATCGCTCATATCGCCGGCGCCTTTTTCTATTGTAACATGCTCGTCTATCCTAAACGGTTCTCTTTGATCTCCGTTTATTAAATTATCAAGTTTAAATTTTTGTGTCAAGTTAAAATCTCCGAGTTATAGACGTGGATGTCTAGTAAGTTAATTATATAGACAAAAATATGTTTTGTCAATGTTATTTAGGCAAACAATAAAATTTACCACCATTTTTCCCATGGAAAAATGAACCATTGTGTATCTTCTGTACGACTAATTTCTCTAGACGAGTAATCACAGCTAAATGGGCTTTCTAGGTTTTCAATAGCAACAGCAAAAATTAAATTTGTTTGATCCATTGTTAATGCTACTTCTGCTATTTCTTTTAGTGTAGCACCAGAATCACAAATATCGTCGACAATTAAAATACACTGTTGATCATATTTTTTGAATAGGTACTGTAGCTGTTCTACATTACGTTCATTGCCACTACGTGTCTGCCACTGTATAGATTCAAATGGAATGTCGTAGTAATTACTTACTTTAATTCCAAAATCAGCGCCGCCACGCATAGGAGCAAACACTACATCCGGCTTTATATTGTCTTTGGCTAGTTTGCGAATTACATCAGCGTAATAACCATTCATATCTTCGTGTGAAAGGTATTCGTACTTTTGCATTTATTTGACCTTTTGAACTTTCTTTTCCCATTCATACGAATGTTTAACGATGTCATCTAATTTATAAATTGGCGACCAACCAAATGCCGCAGATGCTTTAGTAATATCAGCATATGTTTTAGCAACATCTCCTGGTCTGCGTGACACAACCTCATACTTAATATCAGTATTGTTAACAGCATTAAATGTATTAACAACTTCTAATACAGATGCACTGTTGCCGGCACCTATGTTAAATGCTCCGCTATCGCCACCATCTTGCAAATAATTCATAGCAGACAAATGTGCTGTAGCAATATCAAATACATGGGTGTAATCTCGTTCAGCGGTACCGTCGTTAGTAGGATAATCATCGCCAAAAATTTGTACTTTTGAATTATCAATTGCGGCTCTAGCTAAGATAGGTACTAGGTGTGAGGCAGGATCTTGTGTGTAGCCGTGTTTAAGAGCTGGATCAGCACCTGCGGCGTTAAAGTACCTCAAAGCCGCAAAATTTAATCCATATGCTTTATGATAATCAACAAGAATGTCTTCTACCATCTTCTTTGTTTTACCATATGGAGAAACAGGATCTCTATCTGTAGGTTCTGGAGTTGGGAATACATCAACCAACCCATAAACTGTGCTACTACTGCTGAATACAAAATTCTTTACTCCGGCCTTAACAGCTTGGTTAAGTAACGCAATTGTGTTAGCAACATTGTTCCAATAGTATGTACCTGGATCTTCAACGCTTCTTGCAACTTCATGATCAGCGGCAAAGTGCATAATAGTATCAGGTTTAGTTAATTGAATAACACCCTTTAATTGATGATTATCAATATCAAACGGATATTGTGTTACACCATCGATATCTTTTTTACGTCTATCAACGTTGATAACATTATGACCTGCATCAACAAGCAAACGACATACCATGCCGCCTACAAATCCGCTGCCGCCTGTAACTAGTACTGTTTTTTGTGTTTCTTTATTTGCCATGTTGCCTACTCCTTAAGACTTCGTAAAGCGCATTTCCACTAAAGAAGTCATTAGATAATTTCTCTCTTTGTGTTGTTAAATCATTTTTTAAACTATCGTAATTATCCATTAGTTGAATAATTTTATTAATAATATGTTCTCTATTTTCTAAATAAGATTCGTAATTTGTAGTCCAATCAGCCGGATATTTAAAACTGTCGATAGCCATTTCACTGTAACTTAATCTATCCGGTATCAAAGGAATAGCATCTACAAGCACCCCCTCATACCAACTAATACCTAATGTTTCTTGCAAGTTGGCAGAGAATACCATCTTTGACTGCCCTAGTAAAGTATGATATTCATGCTTTGTTAATTTCTTATTTTGACAAATAACAAAATCATACTGCGGTAAATGTTTTGCTAAATCTTCAAAAATTTCAACTTGTTTTTCTGGCGCAAGTCTATGTGGAAAAAGAATTAAGTTTTTCTTTTCTAAATTCTTATAAGCATCTAAACTGTGCTCTAAGTACTCCATAGGCCAACCAACTCTACGAATCTTGTGCAGTAGTTGTCTATCGATATCTCTATCATCATTCCAGAATGTATTTGTAAACATATCAATATGGAAATCTGTGGCATAAAAATTATCGTCGAAGCATTCATACATACTCATTTCTGCATGACGCACCCAAGGTGCTTTGCCAATCAATCTACCTAAAAAGTCTGCAGGATCATAACTGCCGGCATGCCACATACCACCGATCTTAATCTTAACACCTAGTAGTTCAGCCATATACTTGAGCTGTAACACAGTTGGATTCCAAGCATCAGTGTAAAGGAAATAGTCACCATCATTGACCTTACCTTCGGCAAACATCTTAGAAATTGTTTTAAGTTGTTCACTCTTCCAATAGTTAGTACCGCTAAAATTCAAAAATGCGCCTGGCGTTGTATCTTGCGGCGCATCGCCCGGCCCTGCAATAATCTCAACATCAAACCCTGCAGAACAAAGTTGCTCAGGTAAAAATTTCTTCCACTGAGCAGTATATCGAGTTTCAACTGGTTCTAATTCTACTAGAAATATTTTCATTTTTACTTTTTCTTTTTGCTATCTTCAAGTTCAAGATTGCCATAATCTACTACGTGTGTAATAGGATCATTTAAACTCTGTGCATAGTTATTTAGACTATCAGCAGTAGCCCTATCAACTTTTTCAGGTTGAGGGACTACTGCTTTGTCGTCAGCACTATTATCTGGTGCTGTACTCATTTTACTTCCTATCACCAAAAAGATTTAGTAAGTTAAGGAATAGGTTAATGAAATCCAAGTACAATGTTAATGCACCTGAAATTTCAGCACTATCATCAAAGTTACTGTACATAATCTGCTCACGGATCTTTTGAGTATCGTATGCAGTTAAACCCAGGAAGATGATGATAGCTAATGCGCTTACAACCATTTGTATAAGTGTGCTACCAATAAAGATATTAATAAGACTTACAATAATAATTGCAATTAGTCCTACAAACATAAATTTGCCCATACTATCTAGGTTAGTTTTTGTAAAATAACCGTACACGCTCATTGTACCAAATAGTACAGCGGCACCCATAAAAGCACTAAAAATACTGCCCATAGAGTACACAGCAAAGATAGTTGCAAAGCTCAAACCCATCAAGGCCGCAAAGCTATGCAATACTAGTAGCTTACCTGAGCGACCAATACCTGAGTTAAGCAGTACTGGTACAGCAAAGATAAATGCTAGCGGTGCAAAAATTACAATCCACTTGGTAATACCAGTAAAGAAAAATTGCAATAGGTCAGGTGATGTACCAACAAAGTAGCTTACTACCATGCTGGTAAGCACGGCAAAAAACATATTGTTGTACACACGAGCCATAGCAAGATTAATATCACTAGCTGTCTTAATGGTTGTATCAAACGACATTATACTTCTCCTTAGGCTGCGCTGGCAGCATTCTTCTTGTCTTGAATCTCGGCGCGACGAACCTTTGACAACTTGCCAATTTCGCCTAGTGCCTTACGAGCACGAGCCGCCGCGGCCTTAACGCCCTTGACTTCAAATGCATCTGATTCTTTAACATACTCTTCAAAAAGAGCTTTTAATTTTAAGTGTGTCTCGGTCATGTTTTTCTCCTATTATTTAAAATATGTTGGACCATTTACCTGTCAATCTTATTGCTTGACAGGAAAATCAATTTCGCAGCCGTTTTCATTATCTTCGGCTACAGAAATCTTTAGCCAGCGGTTAGGATACTTCTTAGTAATCTCCACTGCTAAATCTTCTGCGATCATCTCGCAACTCTTATGATTCAATTCAAGCACGCCTTCGCTGTACTGGCGTTCTAACCAACGCTTGAACTGAATAAATTCAATGTCTCGGTCATCGTGGAATACTTCGATCCAGACTTTAAAATGGAAAATGTGCCTGTGCGGCACACCTAGAAAACTTACATCATCCCAGCCGCCTGTGGCTAACTTAGGATCAGTATCGGCACCTGGATACATATGGATGCCTTCTTTTTGGAATGTAACCCAAATAGTTTTCATTTATTTTCCTTGTTTTCTTTTACTCGCTTTAACAGCTCTTCGTGAATATCGTGTTCGTAATACTTACCTGTTTCTTTTCTTAAGCGATTACGTTCTGAAATATACTGGTTTGATTCAATAATAAACCAAATTAGCACAATACAAAATATACACACCGCGATTGCTGTTGCTACTTCGTATAAGGTCATTTGTTAAACTCCTTTTCAATCTGATCTAACTCTTCTGGAAACTTAGCACCACACTTGCGAATGAATTTAATAAACTTCATAAAAACTTCTTGTAGTTCTTGTTCAGTTTCCAAGCTATCAATCTTTAGTGTAGTGCTTACTACCACTCCGTCATCGTCACATTCTAATTTTATATTCATACTAGTTTATAGTATACTATAACTCCTGGGTTGTCAATCATTTTCTGTATTAATATCAGTATCTTCGGTGTATTGATCCCAATATGTATATTTGTCCTTGGTCATTAACTCATTTAATTGATGAGTCCATACACCCGGGTTACTGAATCCCCAAGTTCTATCGTCAATCTTTACGGTTGTATTATAATTGAACGATTTAATATATGGTATCTTCACACTAATCATAGGAACAAATTTATCATGTTCGCACCAACCGCTGTCATGAAACCAGGGATGATTAGCATAATCAACATCAAAATCTAAAGTGACCCAAAACTTTTCTTTTAGGCATCCAGTAATAACTTTGTCCCATTCATCCCAATCATCGTTTGTTGGGTTGAAACTTTGGCTAGTACCAAAATAAATTTGCTGTACATTATGTTTTCTAGCCTCTGTAAGGATTTCTTCTAGAGGCGGAGTACCAACAACAAAGAGCGTAAACATACCATGGCATACAGTATGCTCAACTTCGTAGCCTGTAAAATAAACTATGTTTTGTCTTTCTTCAGTATTTAGTCCCATTTAATATAGCCTCTACTATAGCCCTGCGGGCGATTAATTCCGTCAGCAAATGCTTGCTGCCATTCGGTTTTTCTATTATAACCTTTTGTCCAGAAACTGTCAACATTAATATGATTGTTTTCAATCATCCAAACAGCATCTTCCATGCATCGATGAAATCCGTGACTGCGAGGACTTGGTCTTATTGTAGTACATGCCTTCCACAACTGCGCTTGTGCTTCATTTTTAGAAATCGCTTTTCCGATTCCGTCGATGATTAGTGCATTGTTATTGAGATTAATTTCGGTTCCTAATTCATATTTGCCTGATAAATCAATAACAACATCATATGAGGAAGTTGTGTGTAACAACAAATTATCTCCCCATAACTCTTGATTGCTTGTACCTAACACATCGATAATAAATTTTAAATTTGATGAAATAAGTTTATGGTATGCAACCCATGCTAAAAATCCGCTGCCAATAATTAACAAATTACTGTCCACACCTTGTCTACTTTTGATTTCATTGATTGCTTGGTCGACAATATTAATACCACAAGCTACTGGCTCGATGATATACTTAGGGTGTACTTCGGGAATAGTGACATATTCATTGACACGCACATTGTAAAAATCTGCATAGGCAGGCTCGCCACGTGTAGCAACAAAGTCGCCGACTTGTGTTGTGCCAATGCCACTACCTACTTTGGTTACAACCCCAAGGCCTTCATGACCTTGCATGTGTAAAGGTAGTGGACCAAAGTTACCTTGCATCATGTCAATGTCACTGCGACATACACCAGTCATTAGTGCTTTGACCTCAATCTCGTATTCATTAAGTTTCGGTTTACTGTATTCTACTTCTTCAAAGTAGCCCTGTCCGTTAGTTTGTAAGCATTTAACTATCATATTTGTTCAATTTGTCTATGGATCCACATATCTTGTTCATATTGTGACTTCCAGAATTTATCATTATTTAGGTTTTCGACAGCAGTCTTAATCATTTTTTCGTATGCTTCTTCAGGACACAAACCTAGATTAAACTTTAAAATATTTCCATCCTTTAAGTGAAAAGAAATACTACTATCATCTTCTTTATTATTTTTCCAATTTGCTGTAAGCATCCAATTTGTATTTTCAGTATCAACGAATTCAAATGAACAAAAGTCATCTACATTATAAATTCCGTCCTTATTAACAACACCATAGTCTGTATCATCGATATCACTTAAGGTATATTGTTGATGTGCAAGTACATAGTTTTTTGTAGATGCAATATAGTCTGTTAATGCTGTAAAATAGCTTAACATATGAGGGATAAGATCCCTACTCACACCGCCAAATGCTAAATTTTTTGTTGTGAACCAACTGCCCGGTTGTGGAATTCTATTTTTACTATCCCAACGAATGTTTACAGCATTGCTTTCTTTAGCAAGACGTTTAAACTCGTCAATTTCTGCTCTATATTGGTTGTTTTTAACCATCATAACCCTAGCGTCAAAATCTTTAATAAGATTGTGCCAAGCAGTATGATTAATAACTCCAGGCTTTTCAACAAAAATTATATCGGCATATGGAGCAACTTGTCTTGCAAGATTTTCATGTGTGTAGTTGGGCGTACAAATATGCACTATATCAAACTTGCCGTGATCTCTAACTGCATGATCAACATTAGTGTAATTTGCACCGTCTTTTAAATCAACAGTGCAAATTTCATAACCAAGTTTAGAAAGTATAGGTTTATAAACTGCTTGCCCAAAACCTAAACCTACTATAAGTGCTTTCAATTTAACGACTCCGGATCGAAATCACCAGACATAGCAGGATCCATCATTTCATCTTCACGACTGACCGATTCGTCATGCACCGATGTAGTAGATTCTTCAAAGAAACTAACATCTAGATGTGTCTCGGAAGCAAAGCTACCAAAACTGATCTCTTCTAAGAATTTACTGTACTTGTCAATAAGTTCATAAGGATTCGGACATGCTGGATCTAGTACTTCTTTTACAAAGCTATCAAAGTAAACAACACTGTAAGGAACATAAGGACTAAACTCGTTTGTCCCTTTACTTGTTTTGTCATTGATCCAATCACTGTAGTGAACAGGTGCTCTAAACTTTTCAATATCAGCCAATCGATTGGCTTCTTGAACGGCAGTAATATGATTGTAAACGCTGTGAGACATATAGTAGAGATAACTCTGTGTGTCCCAGCTTGTACTATCTTTACCCTTAGGTTTGCCGTTACGATCCAAGTCGCCCTCTTCCATACAGCAAAGATCACCTGCAACTAGACGCTCCATAATAGGACTGTTAAATGGCATAGGCATTGTACTACCTTTTAGCTTTTGATTATCAAAAGCGCGATCCATAAAATAACCAAATCTCTTAGGAGAAAAATAGTTGTATGCGTATGTTTGACCATACGCTGTATTAACGAATGGACTGGCAGCATCAAAGCTAAGTGTAATATTTGGACTATCGTGCTTACGTAGCATACGTTGGATACTGGTTAGATAACAAGCCCAATTAAGTTTACCTGTACCAAGGAAGTGAATCCAACCTTTGCCTTCAAGCAAACCATCTTCACGTAGTTTAAGTAAACGCTTTAGCGCGATAGGCATGTTACGCATGTTAATACCAGCAAACGCATAACCTTCCAGTGTGCGATTAGCGTCACCATAAGCAGTAGCAACAAATTTAGGGTCACTAAAATGTTTAACACTTTCGTACCAGTCATCTGCGCTCTTTTGATCGGTACCAGAAAGAACATTTAAAAACTTAGTAGCACCTGGTACACGATTGCGTACAAAGTAATCTAAGTTAAGTAAACTGATATCAATAGTATCTTGAATCTTAGTTAGTCCTGTCTTTTTACTAAAAGGAGGAACAGCCGCAAAGCCTGGGATATCTAGTGTCATAGCCCAATCGGACGTATGTTCGAGCCAACGAAGAATCTTTTCACATAATTCAATTCTGCTAGGATCATTTGGATCTTTAGCATTAGTCCAGTCTAGTTTTAGTACGCCTTTAGCAACCTGGAAACCGCCAGAGTCACCTAGTACAGTTGTAATTCCTCTGTTACGCTTTTGAACCATAGGTTCTTCGGCATCGCTCTTAGCAGGATCTAGATGAGCATGGCCTGCTGAGTATAGTCCATATGGATAATGATAATATCCGACACTCGGATCTAAAAAGTCTAGACCGGCATTACCTCTTTCAAATCCTGGCGGAGTTCTCCAGTCGGAAGGGTTAGATAGTAACTTGTGTAGCTGTTTTGTATAAAAGCTACTGATAGCAGGTAAGTATACCGCATAGTCGCTTTGACGTTTTCCTAAGTCTTTCATTAATTAACCTTTAGCCGGAAGTAGATATGTGTATTCGCTGATACCGCTATCAACTTTAATTTGAAGTAGACCTTTATTGTTAATGCTGAGTACAACATTTGCATTATCACCTAAACGCAAAATCTTAAGTACAATATCCAGTGGCCAACGGAATTCGTTCTTAGTCTCTCCGTCAACTCCTTCAGCAATAAGGATCTTTGTACGATCGCTAACGCCGTCGCCAATATGGAAAAACAATTTATTGCCTTCTGTCTTTGGCATAAATGTAGATTCATATGCACCTAGTACACTATTAAAGTAGCCCAGGTCCTTTAGATTCTTTGCAGTAGGTACAATATTAATATCAAACTCTGCGCCTTTAAACGTAATGTCCTTAAGTTGCTGATTAACTACGTCAGCAAGCATAAAGCGATAGTTTGCATCAGTGCCATCAGCACTAACAAACTTAACCTCAACCGGAACGTCAACTTCGTTACGCTTTTGCGTAACAACAGCAACAGTTGCGGCTTCATCATCAAACCCTGGATACTTCAAATATCCATCCAGTACGCTCATGCGACTGAGTCCAACAGTAGCATCAACAAAGTCTGCTACAGGATTAATTGTCTTGCCTTTAAAGATAACAGTCTTGTCTGCGTCAACAGTTTCAATTCTTGTTTCTTCAAGTGTGCCGGAAATCTTCACCATTTCGAAGATGCCTAGACTGTGCGTATGTTTAATAACGTCTTTGAGTGTGTCTTTGATATAATTATTTGCCATATGATGCTCCTAAGTTAATGATAGTATACATAGTTTATTTAGATTTGTCAAGTGTTTTTATTTGATTTTTTTAGAAAGTAAAGAACTCTTGAAGTGCTTCACTTTCTTTTGTTTGAGATAAATCCCATCCCATTTGTCCTAGAACGTTTTCAATTTTCTTGTCCAACACAGCTTCTTCCATGCCAGCGTCATCGAAGGGCATATCTTTGAACCATTGAGGTAGATTAAGTTCGTCAGTTGGATATGCAATACTGCTATAACCCATAGCATTATTTTTTAAGCGACAAACAATAACCTTCATACCATCTGTGATAGTCATGCTATAGTTGTCACCAAATGCTTTCTTAATATCATTCCAATTAATACTTGCTCTTACATGTCCTGGAATCATGTTATTGCTAGATTCTTCCTTAAGCGCATCTAACTTATACAACTTCATATTTTCTGTTTTTCTGGTATTACGAAGTTTTTCAGTATAGTTAGTTAGGTTATTAACACGCTTAGGCATGCCTTTCTTCCAAGATTCTAAACTTTGGAAATTCTTTTTAAAACCTTTAACCTTATCGATAACATCCTTTTCAGACACACCGCTTAGTGCATCGTTGAGTACTTCTTCTAAAAAGTCTTGTACAAATTCTGGCGTATCACTGCGCTTAATTTCCATGCCCATGATCTTTAGCTTACCCCCTTCTGGTTGGTAACCTTCGATATCAAGACACTTGATTGCGTAACGCTTTTTAGTAATAAACAGTCCTGAACGACCAACTACTTCTCGGCCTGCCTTAAGAACCTTACCATTCTCGTAAGGAACATTAAATTCCTTATTTAAGAATTCTGGAAAGTCGTCACTTACTGTATCACTGATATGGTCGTACAGTTTAACAGCACTGTCTAGATCAAGTTCACTGCCTTCTGGTAATGCAGGTACCGCAGTAAAATACACAGAGTCAGTATCACCATAAATGATACAATCACCTAGGTGGTCAAATTTACCTAAAAGCAATTCATTTGTCTTACCGGCCATGAATCGTGTAATACGTCTACCGGTTAGTGTAGTTGACTGTCCAATGCGCTTATCGAAGAAACGACAGCCTGGATTCAAAATAGCACCATACAAGCTGTTCAAGTTAATTTTCTTAACCAGCTGACGCTTATCCCAGAACGCTTTTTCTTCTGATGTTGTTGCATCTTTCTTCTTAGCTTGTAGTTCTTTACGTTCACTGTACCAGCGTTCTAGCAACCCTGGAACAATGCCTTGGAAGTCTGTTTTAAAGATAGTCCCATTAGCACTGATGTTCCACGGTTGGCCGCTGTTGAAAATAAGATTGTAAACATCCGCACCGGTAACGTCAATGGAAGAACCATCCTCCATATCCAGCTTCATTGTATGATTAACATCTTTATCAATTACAAATTCAAACTCGTTGGTACCAAACTTACCTAACCAAGCATCAGCAAAACTTGCCTTTTCAAGTTTAATTTTATTGTTGATTTCTTCATCAGTATAGTCTGGGCGTAACTGACCTACAATGGTTTCAGCAGCCATGTTTAGTGCGCGGAATACGCTAGGATATAGACTGTTAATGTCCATACTACCTACCCATTCGTGATAGCCTTTCTTTGGAAAAGCCACATATGCACCTGCGGCTTGCGTATCGCCGCGCTCGCTTCTATTACGATCAGGCACGATAAATCCACGTCGATGGGCTTCGTTAATGATAGCTTGCTCAGTAGTTGCCACAGCACCCATTGTTGTAGGCAACAGCACAGTATTATCGTGTGCAATGGTGTTAGCAAGGTCAATGAACTGTAGTTTCTTATCCAGCTTGTTAAGTAGTACAGTATCTTGAATGTTATATTCTAAGAACTTTTCAAAATCGTGATTGTAAAGTCTATCTAACGAACCTTCATAAGCAACCTTACGTTCGCCAATTTCCATCTCACCGATATAGTCTAGTCGATAACTGTGACGCTCTTCATAGTTATACTTACGATATAACTGCATATAGTCTAGGTGGACACGACCAACTAAATCATAAGTTTGACGCTGACTTCCGTATGCTTCGTATTCACGCACTGTGGGCATTTGATCCCACAGGCATAGTTTACGTAGCTCACTCTTACCTAGTGTCTTAATGATTCGGTTGGTCGTGTAAGGAATATCATAGCCTTCGCTGTTCCAACCACTGAGAATGTCTGCATCTTCAATAAGAGTAAGAAATACTTCAAGCATTTCTTTTTCTGTCTTAAACAGCAACACTTCTGGCATGTTACTAGCGATGCTTTGCGCCTGTTCCCAAGTAAGAGTCTTGGGTGGTACAGCAAGACAAATCATTGCATCTTGCCATTGGAGATACACACCGATAGCAGTAATGGGCATGAATGCTTCCTCTGGATCAGCATAACCACGAGCTGGATCAAAGTCCACCTCGATATCGAAAAATGCTGTTTGCAGTTTAGGCGTATCAGCACCAGCGTAATGCTTGGCTATAGTTTTGTTGATTGGCTTAATGTCGCTTTCAAACTTTTTAACATGGCTGTTAATTGCAACATTTTTACGGAAGTCTTTGATGTTCTTACATCGTACTTCGCTTACTGGATCACCGTAAATACTACGGTGACTTCCACGTGGATCGGCAATATAAAAATTATATTCAGGCTTGTAATCTACAAGTATTCTTTTGCCGCTAACTCGTTCAACTACGCGAATCAAATCCGCAGATTTGTCGTAGAACGCATCTACATAACTCATGTGTGTATCTTTCTCCAAGCATCATTTTAAGGCTGACGCACCACCAAGTATATTTAAAATTTTAAAGTGTCTTACCGACAGCTTCTAGGATAGTTTCAAGCTCGTCAAACTTATCACGCTCTTCACCGAACTTTGCCTTGTGTGCAATTTTGATAGCTTTGTTTAGTGTAGCAGCCTTGATATCCATTTCTTCAGCAATGGCTTTGACGGTATCGCTCAAACCTTCCTTGAGAGTTTCAATCTCATAGGTAACTTGCATGCCTTCTTCAATTAGGCGCTTAAGACGTGCTCGTTCTTCTTCATTAAAAGATCTGTTATATGCCATATGTTCCTCAAGTGTTTTGTGTGTTAATATTTATTTTAACATTGTTCATTATAACAGGATTCTGGTTTCTGTCAACTTCTATGTAGTAGGAAGTTTTAAAACCTGGCATTTGATCAAAACTGATTTGTTCTAGTATAGATCGATCTTTGATTTGGTTACCCTGTTCATCATATGCAACAAATTGGTTGCCAATAAAATGAACTTCAACTCGCATTTAGTAAATTTCTCTCCATTGAATAGTAGCACCAACTTGTGTTGATTGGCTATTACTCAAATTGGTAACAACTACTGCATATATTTCGCTGTCTGTGCTATCAAAGTTTTGAACAATGTAATTCTTTTTAGCAGAACTTGGCGTACTAAGTTGTGTTGTATTACCACTACCATTAGATGTGCCAGCTGGAGAATAACCACCGATTAAGAAATCTTCATTCGCAGAACTAAATGTTGTTGCAGTAACATTATATTGCATACCGCTGTCACCGTCAACTTCTACCCATGTATTACCGGTTAACGCGGCTTGATTTGGTAATTTAACAACTCTGAAATAAACGTTCTCTGTAGTAGTGAACACACTCAAGTTTTCCAACCTTGCAATTATTCTGTTATGGTCATAACCTCTGAAAGTATTCTTAAGTTTTACTGCTAATACTGGAACAGTAGCGCCGCTAGCAATTGTTCTTAGTGTACCATGGTTGGCTACACCCCAATCTTGTCCTGCTTCAACATAACCACCTTCACTCATAACAGTGGTACAAATTTGGTCAAAGTAACCACCGGCAGTAGCACCGGTGTTAAATATTTCACAACGAATAGGTAAGTTAGGGTTGCTCATGTACACAACATTTAAGTTGTCGCTGTGGTAGAATGTATGGCAAACAATATATTGTTCATCGTGAACAAAGCCTACGCGAACTCGTCCGACACCTAACCATTGGAAGTCACACCACCAAAGCTGTGTCTTAGTGATGTCCATGTCCCAACCGCTGGCGCCGGTACCGTCTACAGGATCGCCATTCCAGCCAGTATCACCTGCACCGTATACTCCGCCCTGTTGGCTAATTCTTGTATCAACTGGGCTACCTGTTACATAACTACGTATTACCATAGCCAGTGTACCATTGCCGGTTTGTTCAAAGAAGATACCATTACGATCATCGAAGTAACCAGTACGCTTTGTTACATTGGTTACTGCGCTGTAAAAGTTAAACGATGCTAAAATTAACTGGCTTTTGCCAGGCATGTAATGATGATAAAATTTAGTTTGGTGAACTGAACGACTTGAAGTATTTGATGTGGTGCTTAATCTTGCACATGCTTGGTTATTTTGGAAAGCAATATTGCCGCCATTTACCATATAATCAATAAAGTTAGGATCTAGTCCATACAAGTGTTTGTAGTCACCTAGTGTAAACGGCTCACTGGTTCTTGTGCGACCAAACGCATCACTAGCGCCTGGACCTGGTGTTGTTATTGCATTTATAGTGCCGGCAACGTTCCAAGGATCTGTTCCTTGTGTGACTCTAACATTACCGCCAGTAATGTTTGCATTCACTGTGCCTGTTATTGGCGGAAGTGATGTAATACCGGAAATATTACCCGACACAGCAACAGTACCGTCAACAGTTATACTGCCGCCGCCGTCTACAATCGTAACATTGTTTGTGATTGAACTTACTGTTACTGTACCAGTTACTGCGGCATTTACGTTACCGCTATTGACTCTTACATTAACAGGATTGCTAGTTGGGTTATCTACAGTAACATTACTAACAATAACATCGCCTTCTAAACTGATGCCATCAACGTGAACCCTTAGGACTGGCTCTCCGCTGTTGTTATAATCCATTGCATTAGTTAAATCTCTTAGCGGATGCGGACCATCTGGTGGTAACATCGATGGGTGATCGTAGCTCATTTTTATACCTCAATTGATGCTTCGAAATCAAAATCAAAGTCAAACGCATCGGATAATTGTTCGGCAATATTATCGCCTTCTTCGGGATCAATTACTTCTGATAAAATAATTTCGTATATATTTTTATATCTATTATTAGGATCTGCATATGCAATAACTTCTACACTAACAACTTCTTTGCTATCAGCAGTGTATGCGGTTATTAATTTTGTTGAAACAACACTTTGCACAATGTCGAAAAACTCGATGACATCGGAGTCATCGAGTTCCTCGTTGGTTAATAATCTACAAAAGTGTTTAACAAATGCCATGTTTATTCTTCGCTAGATTTAGCCTTAACGTAACCTTCTTTAGCATAGAACGCGGCAACAATCGCCGCTACAGAAACGAAATAAGTAGCTGCCATATCACCTAAGATCTGACTAGCGTTTGATAGCCCGATGAATTCTGCGGCTACAACGCAAGCTGGATATAATAGCATGCCGCCTAGTGCGAACCATGCCATATTACGCTGTGCGTCTTCTTTCTTATCTTCGTTTTCAAAACGAACTCGTTCTTCTTCTAATGCCATAAGTTTTTCTGCTTGAGCCATTTCGTCATCAGTTACTACTCCGTCGCCATCGTGATCAAACTGTGCATATTTTGAACCGTTTTCTAACGTTTTACCTTTACCACCTACCATGTTAACTCCTCTACAATAGTGTTCCTACATACTATTTATCAAAAAGAGGATACAAAAAAGCCCCCATGAGGGGGCTTTAAGTTAACAAGAACAACAGATTATTTAGAAATCTTAACCCTATTAATCATTGTTTCCTTAGCATTACTATACTTGCTAATTGACTGTCCTTTTACAAATCCTGCAACATTGATAATATCGCCAACCTCACCGATCTTTGATACATTAAAAAACTTTAGAATATTTTTGTTATCAACACTACAACTTACTAGATAAGACATTGTCTTAGCGATATACCTCAAGTTTTCAATCTTAGCAGTGAACTCACAACGTGCGCCAACCTTGCCAATGTAATCGCTACTACGACCAAGTTCAGCTTCTCGAATAGCCCAAGTATCTGCTTCTAACTTGTTTCGATAAACATTTGGCAAACTAGCCGCAATACCTAGTTGACTTTTATTAACAGTCTCAGAACCAACAAAGTTTAGAACGTTAGTTTCAAACTCTGTGAGTTTTCGTTCAAGGGCCTTAAAACTAAGTCCCTTAAGATAGTCAACAATTTCTTCTGCCATTTCACGGTCAGCATCTAAAATTTCAACTTTTTCGTTATTGCAAAAATGCTCATACAAAAATGAGACGTTAGGTTTCTTATTAGCATTTTCGCCGTATCCAACTTCTGTCTTTTTGACAAAACCATTTACTCGGTCAACAGCACAAGAAACTGCTACAACTTCTTTAGTATCGAAATCAATCAGTGATGACATTGTAAATCTCTTCCCAGTTTTTAACAACAGTTGCATTACCCTCATAGTCCATGTTGTGACCATGTTCTACAAGAATGCCCTTAAACCCAACTTCAATACCAGCATCTACGTTAGCAGGCTTGTCTTCAATCCACCAGTTGCCTTTGTATGTTTTTGCTAGCTCTGCTAGGATCTCATCCTTGTCTGCACCAGTATCCAAACAGATAACATCCATAAACGTGTCGTTACCAAAAATTTTCATCAAGTTACGAATACGTAATTTCTTAGCATACGGATCCAAACTCAACGAAGTAACAGCAAGAAAACGATACTGATGTTTTTCTGCCAGCAACTTTACATAGTACTGTGCATCACGTACCGGAGGCAAAAAGCCAATAGCCGCACTCTCGTTAAACTGTTTAACTAATTGGTGACCTTGATTGTTTGAAATACTATAACGGTCGCCAATCTTATAAATGAGCTTGCCGCCCTCTACCATAGTATGACCGTGATGTTCCATCCAAACACCAAAGCCTTCTTCCCAGTCAAGAAGCACACCATCAACGTCAGTTAAAATAATTTTGTTTTTAATTACGCTAAACACAATTTATCGACCCCAGTCCTTAAAGTTACCGTCAGCTTCATTATCACGATAGCCTGCGGTATAGGCTACAATTTCTTCAGCAGTCATATCTTCCAATTTTACTTCAGGTGTGCTATATGTAGCACCTTGATAATAATGAGGATTAAAAGCACGACCATAGTAACTATCTGCTGAGCCACGGTCATACGGACCACCATGGCGTGTGTCGTATTCAATTTTATTATCAACCATTTTACATTACCTCGGTATACAAAGGGTTACGGATACGCAAGTGAGCCAGTGCGGCCTGCTTGCTTTCAAAACGGCCACTGATGGGAGTCTGGTGACGTCCACGAACAATGTACCAACCGTTGAGCAAAGGATTAAAAACAATCTTCATAATTACATGCTCCAATAAGATTCAGAACTGGCTGAGCAGTAGTAGGGCGTGTCGTAACGCTCCTGAAACGTCTTACCGCTCATTGCATTAGTGCGGGTTACCATAGTTTCAATGATATTGAAAATGTAACCGTCTTTGGTTTTGTAAGTGGGGTAAAGTGCTTGGACTTCACGCTCCATGCTAGCACGATCCTTGCGATCGTAATCGTATTTGCCAACCAGGCGCTGACCCATCTTGGTGCGCTTGTCGGTCTTGTAAATTTCAATTGTATAAAGCATTCTTCACTCCTTATTTCTCATCCTACTTATACAGTATAGCAGAATTAGAACTGTTGTCAACCATTTTTGTGTTGTTTTTATACTACAATTACTGCTCAATTGCCCTACGGAACACGATTTCTTGCTGTGCAAAAGCCTGTATTTCCCAGGGCTGGCTTAGATACGGAACATTACGTCCGTAATATTTTCCCTTCCAACGCTTACCCTTCGGAGTCAATTTTAGCGTACCTTTTGCAAATTGGGCGACGTGGGTAAGCTCGTGTGCCAGTGTTGCACCCAGTGACATTAAATCTCTAGTTGGCTTAATTACAACAAGATAGGTATTCAAGCCATTTAACGGAATAGTAGTACCAAGTTCTTCAATACTAGGATCTAGTATAATTTGTAACAGTTTTTTACTTTTGGTAAGTTTTAACTGTTCTAGCATAGATGGGAGAAGTGCTGTAATAAACGCTTTAGGTTTAGCGCGACCTTCTATGTGAAATTCCATGTTTTCCCTTGTTTCTTACTATATGTATATATTATAACACAATTTGAGTACCTGTCAACCGTGGTTTATTCCAGAATGCTATTATATTATATGATTATCCATTAAATAATAATATGAAATTAAATTCGACATTATCTAGTTATCCTTTATTCCCTGATTGGGTTTTTGAAGGAGAATTACAAATAGAAGATGATACCGTTGCTAATGCGATATTAAGTGAGGTTCAAATTAGTAAAACAACACAGCATTTTTATAATACAAATTTTGGTTGGATTACTAATAAAAATATTACTCTAGGCAAAAACATTGCTAAACTAAATTCACTAATTGGTAATATGTTTGTAGAAAATGCTGGCCCACATTTTAGAATTAGAAAACAAAATTGGACAGATATCGAAATCCGCGATACATGGACTATGGGTATCAAACCAAGTCATAGCTATCCTCAGAGTTTACACAGACATCGTTGGTATCATTCAGTACTATTTTTAAAAGCTGACGAAAACAGTAGTAACTTGTATTTTGATCAATACGGTCCAAAACTATATTCTTGTCCGTCGAGAATTCAAAGCCACGAACACATCGTTACAGCAAAGACAAATAAGATTGTATTTTTCCCTGCACACATACCATGGGGATTTACACCGAACAACTCAGATCAAGATTGTGTGATTTGTTGTAATAGTTTTGTCATAAAGCAATAAAAAGAAAGGGCTCCGAAGAGCCCTTTCCAAACTTCCCATCCCGAAAGTTTAATTTATTATGCGTACTTGTAGTGTACGCTTACAGTCATTGCACCTGCTGTTGTTACTGCGGCAGTTGTACCGTCACTTTGTTTGAACTGTACTTGTACACCTGCATTCTTAGTAAGAGCAGTTGCACCGTCTAGTTCAACAATGTATGTACCTGCTGTTGATGCATCGGCATCGTCGGCTGCTACTAAGGTTGTACCTGAACCAGCATTGTCCTTAACTAGGATGTGGTTGAAGCTACCACCGCTAAATGCTGTGGCTACCTTAATAACAATCTTATCCGCATAGTAAGTTCTTGCACCTACATTTGGTACTGTACCAACTGTAAAGCTACTTGCACTGCTATTTGCTGTAAATGTACTGCGTAGTAATAACCCGTCGCCAGAGTTGTTAGAGATATAATCAATAACGGCTGCTGTTGTCGGAATCGTTGTATCGTTGTCATTGTTAGCAATACCATCTGCTTCGTTAACAAACTTAGTAATAGAAATGCTATTACCAGTATCTGTTAGCGTACCGAATGCAACATCACCATTTGCAGTTACATTGCCACTAAATGAACCGTTTACTGCACCAGTTAATGAACCGCCACTTAGTGTGGCTGTACCATCTTTCAATGCACCTGCACTAACGTTACCACTGAATGTACCATTAACTGCACTGGCAATATTACCTGCGCTAATTGTTAAAGTACCGTCAGTTAAGCTACTACCTGTAATTCTACCGTTAGCAGTTACGTTAATAGCACCTGTTAAGCTACCACCACTTAGTGTAGCAACACCATCAGTTAAGCTATTAGCTTGGAAGCCGCCGGCAACTACTAGGTTACCAACTTCTAATGTTTCACCGTTAAGTGTCCATTTACCAGCTGGTGTGTAAAGGATCTGCTTCATGCTGCCACCAACGTTAGCTTCGAAGCCCACGTTAGCACCAGTTGTACCATTGCTGTTTACACGGAAGATTGCATCAGCTGTTTGAACAGTTGTTGAATCGACAATTGTTTGTGTACCTTGAACTCTCAAGTTACCAGTAATTACAGCATCACCTGTAACAGTTACTTGGCTTGATGTAATATCATCCGAAGTAAATGTACCTGTAACAGTTAAGTTAGCAATACTTGCACCGTCAACAATAGCAATTTGAATTTGATTATTTGTAATTGCTGTTGAAATTTGATTGTTTGCACCAACTACTGTTAGTGTTTCACCGCCATTAACAACATCTGCGTTACCGCTGTTACCAGCAATAGTGAAGTTTGTTGCTACAGCAATATTACTTGCGGCAGTAACACGACCTTGTGCATCAACTGTAAGTTGAGGAATGTTAGTTGCACTACCATATACACCTGCTGTTACTGCGGTGTTATCTAAGTTAACCGTTAGAGTTTGTCCGGATACACTGGTTGTTAAACCTACGCCACCCGCTACAGTTAATGTCTGACTATCTAGGTCAATATTACCTGTACCACTGTCGCCAGCAATATCTAGTGCAGAACCACCTAGCTGTGCATCAACATATGCCTTAATAGAACCTGCTGTTGCAATATTATTTGCAGCCGCAAGTGCCATAGTGTTATCATTGATAAACTCAACAATACTAATTGTACCGTCAGTTAATGTACCAAACTGCACTGTACCTGAAACATTAGCTGAAGCTGCTGTTAGTGTAGAATTTGCAGTAATGTTGTTAGCAGTTAAATTGTCACTGAATGTGCCGTTCTTACCACCAGTAATATTACCTGATGCAATTGTTAAAGTACCATCAGTTAAGCTACCACCTTGTAGTGTGCCACTAAATGTGCCGTTGACTGCATTTGTAATATTGCCTGATGCAATTGTTAAAGTACCATCAGTTAAACTGCCGCCTCGTACTGAGCCGCTGAAGTTAGCTGTGTTACCACCAGTTAGATTGCCACCTGTGATAGTTAATACACCATCAGTTAGTGTGCCACCTTGAATATTACCTGTTGCAGTTACGCTGTTGGCATTTATTTTATCAGCATTTACGTTACCGCTAAGTGTAATAGTGTTATCTAAATCAATAGTTACAGTATCACCACTCACAGTAGTTGTAATGTTTCTTCCGCCAAGAACGTTAGCAGTATCACCACCAGCAATTACGCTATTGCCGGTGTCACCTGCTAAGGTCCACTGAGTTGAAATTGCAACATTACTTGCGGCAGTAACACGACCTTGTGCGTCAACTGTAAACTGAGGAATGTTAGTTGCGCTACCGTATACGCCTGCTGTTACCGCTGTGTTGTCTAAGTCAACTGTTATGTTTGCGCCAGAAGCACTTGTTGTTAAGCCAACGCCACCAAATACAGTTAATGTTTGAGTAGCTAAGTTAACAGCACCAGTTCCGCTATCACCTGCAATATTTGCATTTGAACCACTTGACTTAGCGTCAACATACGCCTTAACAGATGAAGCTGTTGGAAGTTTTACGTTACTTGCTGTAGCAAATGTATTGTCATCTACGAACGTAATACCACTTATTGTACCATCACTAAATGAACCAGCTGTGATTGAATTACCTGTCCAAACGTCGTCGCTGAATTCCCAGCGGCCGTTTACTGGATTGAACAATACGCTTTCAATTGTGCCGCCAACGTTAGCTTCTAAACCTGCACTTACTACGTTACCGTCACTGTTAACACGAACTACTGCATCATCAACACTTACTGTTGTTGAGTTAACAATTGTTTGTGTACCGTTAACAGTCAAGTTACCTGTGATAGTTGCATCGCCTGCAATTGTAACAGCATTTGATGTAATATCATCTGAATAAAATGTGCCAGTTACTGTTAAGTTAGCAATTGAAGCACCATCATTGATACTGTATGTTACTGTATCGTTGGCTACTGTTGCTGTTAGCTGTCCGGCTGCGCCAGCAAAAGTTAATGTATCTGCTAGTAGGTCAACACTTGTATTGCCTGTTGTACCAACAATGTTTAATGTTGTTGCAATATTTGCTGTACCAGCGGCAGTTAAGCGGCCCTTAGAATCAACTGTGAAAGTTGGAATTGCTGTAGCACTACCATATGAACCTGGTGTTACCGCAGTGTTAGCTAATGTTAGAGCAATGTTTGCTTGATCGCCAGCATTCTTAAATGTTGCCGTACCTGTAGCATCACTGCTGATGTTAATTGTTACGTTACTGCTTAGTGCCTGTGCTGTAGCAGCGGCACCTGCAATATTACCAACGAACCAACCGGTTGTTGAAATGTTACCTGTTGCGGTAACTGTTGCGAAGCTAGCATTAGCGGCTGTTGTGCCACCAATTACAACACCATCAAGTGTACCACCAGTAATAGTAACATTGTTGTCAGCTTGGACAGCAAGGTTACCTAGTCCTAGGTTAGTTCTAGCGGCAGGAGCTGTGTTTGCACCGGTACCACCATTTGCAACTGGTAGTGCGCCTGTAACAAATACATTACTTGCTAAATTTATTGCGGCGGCGCTTGCAACACCGCTGTTAATTTGTACTACACCATTTGCAGTACTAAAATCTTGTCCAGTACCACCATATTGTGTACTAATTGCTGTGCCGTTCCACGCACCTGATTTGACTGTACCAAATCGAACGTCTTCGAGTGTAGAGCCATTACTCTGCGTGAAATCAAAACGGTTATTAGCGGCGTCGTACTTTAAACGACCACCACTTTTGCCCATTTGGACATCAGCTGCAAGACCTTTGATACCAAAGTTCTTAATATCAGCCATTTTTGTTTCTCCTAATAATACGTATTATAAACGAGACTAATCGTTATTGATATTTATCAAAAAATGAGTTTTTAGGCGTATGTGAGCTTAACTGTGACGTTTCCTGAGGTTGCACGATAGTGGTTGCAACGAACACGAATTTGAAGGTCTTGACCACTGTTTGCTGGGTAAACGTACTCTGGATTTACGTAAAATTCTGTGCCGTCAGTTAAATCATTAGTAGACGATGATACAAATTCAGCGGCTGATCCTAGTGTACCAACTTCAATATTAGGAATAACATTACCTGTATAACCACTAAATGCTGAGTGTACTTCAAAACTTACACTGATAATTTTACGTCCAGGACTAATATTACCTAATGTATTTGTTGTACTATTGCCAAAACCAGCTGCCGGCATAGTAAAGACTGTGGTCATGGTTTTAGCATCAGTAGTTGCACTATCTGCATTAGCTACCTGCACCCAACTAGTGCCGTTATAAACATATAAGCCCCATTCACCATTGCCTGCATTTAGAACATAAGCCTGGTCGCCTGTCTGTGGATTCAGCGCATCTCTAGCGGCAATATTTGCTACCACGCTTGTGCCTGCACTTCTCAATCCACGTTCGATATTCATCGCTAGTGGATACATACCATTATGTCCACTAGCTACGCCGGTGCCAACACGGAAAAATTCTGTGCCTTCGTAAATTAAAATTTCACCGCCATCATTTCTGGATAGCACAAGTTTTCTGGCACCTGTTGCACTAACTGATTCAGGTAAACCTGATACGTTACCCGGGCCTACAACAGTATAACCATTAGCATCAGCATTAGCGTTTGTTATAGTTATTGAGTTACCATTAGCTTCAGACAATGTTAATGCTGTTGTGGTAGCTGTAGCAGTTAAGTTTGCTATGTTGGCTGCATTGATATCAATTGCCATATCAGACGAAATTGCGACTGGCAAACCAAATGCAACTGAGCCGTCTGTATCAGTTGTAAAATTAACTAGCGTATTTCCGCTACCACTGTTTATGTATGCACTAAAAGGAACAAATCCACCGACTAGACCATATATGGTATTATCTGGATCACTGGACATAGTGGTCGGTGTAGGCACACTGGATGCAGTAACAAAATGATTACTGGTATCAGAATTTATTGTTGATACAATTTGATTGATATTTGCATTGGCACCGCCTGTGCCTGCAAATGTAACTGTAACACCATTCATCACAATTTCATGAGCGTCAGGTACCTCTGGATTGTCAACAGTGCCATTTATCTCTGTGGAGATAGCATCTTGTATCTTTAAGAAAACAATTTTACCTGTTGCATCACTAGCAGTTAAATCACCGTCAGTATCTAAATAGATATAATCGCCCTGATTACCTGGAATGCTAGGCTCAAAATCAATGATGCGATTGTTTGGGGAAATCATGAAGAAGTTTGGTCCAGGACCTGTTTCAATAACAGTGCCGATCATCTTATCCATTGTTACTGTATTTGCTACAGAAAAACCATTTGCTGTAACAGCGATAACATCGCCCTTACTAAATCCGTGATTGTCTTGTTCTAGTACATAATTTAGTAGAGGATTTAGATATTGAAACCTACTCATTACAGTAGGATAAAAGTCTGTGCTTACCGTACCAGGAACAGGATCTAGCAGAGGCAAACCGTTTTCGTTTAAACTGAATATAACCGCTGAACCTGTATTAAAAATACCATTACCAGTAGCACTTTTAAAAGTATTATAGCGCAACCAATCTTCAACAATACATGTAACTGTATTTGCAGTCTTTGATGTGATACTTACAATCTTAAGACACTGGCCACTTGTCGCACCTGCGATCCAATCACCCACAACAATGTCTAAACCATTGTAGGTAAAATCATCGCGGGTCAAATGGCTACCATGGCTTTGTGCAGTTACACTAAATGTAACTGACCATCTATAGTATTTTTTTGTACCTGAACCGGAGTACCAAAGGTCTCCTGCACCATTAGCATAGTCCCAATAGCTATCACCCGAAATACTTGATACAGATACGGGTAAAACTTTATTGGGGATGTTTAATTTAATCTGACTAGATTTGTAATTAATCAGTGCCATGCTAATCCTTAATCATACATTACAAACTGGATCCAAGCATGTGTGGGTGTACCAAAGGCACGACTGGCTCCTGTTTCTGCTTCTCTTAATTTTAATTTTACTGTAATGTTGTTTACATTGTCGAACGCTGTTGGCGAACCTGCGCTACCACCGCCCGGAACTTCTCTTTGACCCATTGTGGTTTCTAAGTTAGAAATTAGATATTTGTTATTAGTTCTATCATAGCCATAGAGCATAATGCCGCCAGGTGGATAACGGAAACCTGTAAATGACACAGTAACTTCACCGCCACTAGCACTATCAATGGTAACGTTAGAAATACCGCTCGACAAGTTGCTAGTGTTTGCTAGTGCGCCAGTAGTGTTATAGTTTAACTTAAATCTTTGGATAGTTGCACCGCCGCCGCCTCCACCGCCACTCACTGAAACGTTACTGACGCTGGTTACACGACCATAAGTGTCGACAGTAATCTGTGGTATCAACGATGCGCTACCATAAGTCTTAGCGCCTGTTGTGATAATATTGCTGGTTAATGCTATGTTATCTGAGTTTACAGTAATACCTGCGCCGGCGCCCACGTTGAGAGTAACATCGCCAGTAAGTCCGCCGTCAATTAGACCGTTACCTGCTACAACACTAGTGATGTCTCCTGAGCCGCCGCCTCCGCCACTAATAGATACATTAGTTACACCTGTAATTCTACCATAAGTATCAACTGTGAATTGTGGAGTGGTTGTAGCATTACCATAAGTACCTGCTGTTACACCGCTAGTACCTAAACTTAGTGTAACTGTTCCACTTGTGCCGCCGCCACTTAGTCCTGTGCCCGCTGTTACACCTGTGATATCACCAGTGGTACTTAAGTCGGGTGGTGTAAATGTGAATACACCAGTAACATTACTATAGCTTAAACTGCCGTTACCGCTAGCTGCCGCTGTAGTTACACTTAAATTCGATAATAATATACCATTAGCACCGTTGGTGCCATTAGTACCACGCACATTGCCTGCATCAATAGTTGCGGCATTGCTTAATGTTAGGATTAAGTTTCCACCAACATTAACTGTAGCACTAGAAACATTTACGCCGTTAGTACCAGCATTACCCTGTGGACCACGAATATTGCCGACATCTTGTGATGATGTGTTGCTATAGTTAAGAACTAAGTTACTGCTTACTAAACTTACACTAGTAATACCTACACCATTAGTACCATTTGCACCTGCGTTGCCTTGCGGGCCTATTGGTCCACGTACATTACCTGCATTTACATATGTACCGTTTACTAGACCAATAATTAGATTGTTATTGCCTGCTACTGTGGCATTAGCAATACCTGCATTACCATCACCTTGTAAACCTTGTGGACCAATTGGTCCACGAACATTACCTGCATCAATTGTAGTTGAATTGCTTAGTGTAATGATTAAATTGTTTGTCGATATCGATGCATTACTTACGGATATACCGTTGGCTCCGTTAGTACCGTTAGTACCGTTAGTACCTCGAACGTTACCAACATCTACCGTTGACGCATTGCTTAACGTTAGTATTAAATTGCCGCTGCCATTTACAGTACCTGATGCTACACTTACACCAGTGTTACCCTGAATACCTTGCTGACCAATTACACTCGATAAGTTAACATTTGAGCCGTCATATAACAAATATGTATTTGATGCAAGACTCATTGTTGGTCTATTTGATAGACTCGAATGATTACCTGTAAATGCTACAGTAGCAAGTGTTGAGTTACTGTTGTTTAGCGCATTAGCTATTTCGGCTAGTGTATTTAAAGCCGCTGGTGCACCAGCTGTTAATGTATTGATTTGAGTAGTAACGTATGTTTGTGTGGCATAGCTATTATCGCTCAAGTATAACGCAACATTAGAATTTCCGTAGTTACCGGCTGCGCCAGACACTGCACTGGTAACATACGATTCTGTTGCTAGATTTGAACCGTTGTATTTTAATTTAGAATCACCACTTACTGTTGCACCGGCAATGTAGATAGTATTACCAGATAAGTGTAGTTCTTTCCATCTATTTGAAGAACTACCTAAGCTGTATATATTATTGGCACTCGGAATAATATTTGCACTAACATTTCCAAGCAGTGTTACAACATTGCTGTCACCATAATTTCCGGCGACATTTCCTAATGCAGAAGTTAAGTTAACTGAACTGTTACTACCGCTGATAGTAATAGTATTACCGCTAAGACTTAATGTTTGAGCACCACCGCCACTAACATTGCCTAATACTGAAGTTAAGTTAACTGAACTATTACTACCGCTGATAGTAATAGTATTACCGCTAAGACTTAATGTCTGTGCATCAGTGTTATCTTTTAGTACGCTTAAGTCAACACTATTTCCGCCGCTGATACTTAGATTATAAGTTGATGCGTTCCAGCTTAGACTTTGTGTTACTGCTGACACCGCCGCCGGTGTAAATGTAAACACACCTGCATTGTTATATGTTAATGAGCCGTTGCCGCTAGGGCTTGCTGTTGTTATACTAAAATCTGTTAGGTCAACATTACTGCCGCCGCCTCCAGACATATTGCCGGCTTCAAATTTGCTTGTACTACTATTCCAAATTAATACTTGTCCATTAGTAATACCTGAAGCATCAACGTCTCGCAAATCAGCAACGTCGATATTGTTTGCAACACTGGCAGCTAAAAATGAAACATTAGTTGCAAATGTAACTGAATCAGCATTTGCATTTGTTGTAATAGAAATCCCAGAACCAGCAACCAGTGTTAAAGTATCTTCTGCTACTTCGGCAGCTACTTGAGTTTGACCAGCAACAGTAATTTTTGAGAAGCCAAGTGATGACGTAACATTACCACCGGCACCCGCGCCAGTAATTTCAACAGTATCAACCTGTTGTATTCTTCCGTATGTATCTACGGTTATTCTTGGGGTATGGGTCGAGCTACCGTATGTACCTGCTGTTACGCCTGTAGCAACAAGATTAAGTGTGGCGTTTGAATTATTTCCTTTACCGCCTACGACACTGATCTGACCTGATGTACCGTTAACATTACCTACAAATGAATTGGTAATTGTTGTAGCTTGAGTAGCAGTCAATAAAGTAGGAGTTACACTAGTGATTTGACCCTTACTGTTAACCGTAATTACCGGAATATAACTTGTATTACCCCATGTACCTGAAACATTGGAAATATCGGTGATAAACACACCGTTTGCATTTGATGTTAAACCGCCCCCGGTGCCGGCTGCAACATTAAGTGTTAATGCGCTTTTGCTTAAACCGTTCCCTGCGCTGTAAACATCAAGAGAACCTGGACGCCATACACCAGCGGCTGCGCTATAGATTAAAGTTTGACCTGCACTAGGTACATAGGCTGCATTGGTTTGAACATCGGCTAAATCATTTAATTCAACTTGCCCAAAAACTAGTTCGGTCGCATCGGCATTGACTCTTACGAATCTAGAGCCAAACCCAGTATAATCTGAAGGGGTATCGTTTAAATCTATGAATGTATTTGCCATCTGCCATCCTATCAGCAAAGTTAATATAGCTGTTAATTACAACTATTTATCACTTTTAGCTAGATAGAATAACTCGACTAATCTGACCGTAGGATGAATCATATGTTTCTCCATCACCTATGTGTTCACGGTCCATATATACACGAATATATGTGAAGTTTCCTTGGAAACTGTATGCTTCAGAAAGATCTGCAGGATTGTTGCTATTAAATTGTACGTAACCTGATGCGTTCCAACTAGTACCACTTGTAGTAGTTGCAATAATATCAAACCAATCAGAACTTGTTGGGTTCAGACTCAATGTACCTTGTAGCCTTAAACGGCCAACATATTGGTTATACGTTACTTGAATTGTATGGTAGCCATCCGTATAGCCGTAGTAACTGTCACCCTTGACAGTTTCGCTGTATTTGTTCATTTCCGTGCCTGTGGCACTCATTATTGTTACACTTCTACGATTGATTGGCATAGTGATTCCCGGTAGCTATTTCAATATATTTATCACTTAGCTATTGAGTATTGCTTTTGTAATTAACATAGTGTGCTTTGGATAACTTAACCGTAAGAACGGTAAAATTTCTATAAACTCATCAAATTTACAATATATTGTAGTTGTGTAGCGTCCAGTCCAATGTTTTGGAATATGAGCATTTATGTTATCTTTAATATAGTTGATAACTGATTTGATTTCTTCTGCATCCTCTTTGCTAGGTGATACATAACTGTGTCGATAGCGCATAGGTAGCCAAGTTTCAATTTTGCAATCATACATATTATACCAAAGCCTATCCTTACTTTGGCATTTATAGTTGCTAGAAAACAATAAATTTAAATGTTCTGTAGAAATTGGCCCACATACTTGATGCACAACATCTTTATACATTGATATTGTTAATAGCAAATCTTTGTAGTCCTTTATAAAAAGACTTGGCAGTTCAGAAGAAATTAATTGTCTAGTAGGATGTTTGAGTACATCTTCTATGAAATTTGTTAAATCTAATTTAAAATTTAAAAGTTGTTCCCTATATTTTTTTGTAGGATCGAACTTTAGATTAAACACTACCTTATAAGGATAGCGTCTAAAATAGATACTATTAGAAGGCAATAGATCAAAACCTATTGCCTTCTTTTTGAGTACTTTAACTTCCGACGGAGAAATTATAGGAGCTTGTTTCTTTATCATAATTAATTTCTACTGTACATGAATTAAGATTATCAAACAGTATCTTTTTACTAAGCGGCTTTTTAATCTTTTCTTCAAACACACGTTTTAATGGTCTTGCGCCCATGCTTGGTTCGTAACCATCTTCGGCTAGTTGCTGTCGACAAATTTCTGTAATGTTAATACGTACACTACTATCATTGCTTGTTAGTAGCTTGTTTGTATCAAGCACTAGTCTATCAACAATCTTAAGCATCATATCCTTGTCTAGCTTACTAAATTCTACAACAGCATCTAAACGGTTTCTAAATTCAGGTGTAAAGAAAGTTTCAATAGCTTTGTTGATTTCGCCAGCCTTGACGCTGTCGCCGAAACCAATCTTACGCTTTTCTGCATTGGCAGCGCCCAAGTTAGATGTCATAATAAGAATGACGTTAGTAAAGTCTACAGTCTTACCTGTAGCACTTGTTAGTCGTCCATCATCCATAACCTGTAGAAGAACCTGTAGCACTTCTGGTGCTGCCTTTTCAACTTCGTCTAACAGTAGCACACAGTTAGGACTATCTTCTACAGCCGCAATAAGTTGTCCTTGCCCCATCTTGCCTTCAGCATGACCTACATATCCAGGAGGCGCACCAATTAGTTTAGCCACACTATGACGCTCTTGATATTCGCTCATATCAAACTTGACAAGTTTAGCCTGCAACTCATTTGCTAATGTACGTGCTGTTTCAGTTTTAC